TTCTCCACCAAGAACTACATCGCCACCGGCTTCGATTTCAACAGAGATACATCTGCCGGAGCAGCAACCAGTTAATAATAATAATGCAATATATTTCATTTCTTCTCCCTAATTTTCTTTTGTAAGAATGGAGGCAAAGTTTGTTGTGCCTTTGTCAACTTCTTGCCATTACCGTTTTTCTTTTTAACAGTTGTTTTCTTTTTCTTTCCGGGTTTTCTCATTTCTTAGACCTCTTCTTTTTCTTCCATGAGATACGAGCTGGTCCTTTTTTCTTAGACTTAGCAGAGTTACATTGAGCTTTTGTGGGGCGACAGGCAGGGTATGGACGCTTTGATCCACCCTTAGCAGACTTACGACCACACGGCTTTCCAGTCTTACAATCAATCCAGCCTTTGCCTTTGTTACGACTGAACCATTTCTTAAGACCTTCCTTAGCCATTACTTCTTCCTACCCTTGCTCTTATTACCCCAATTTTTAGCACCAACTTTACGACACTTTACTAGAGCACCAGACGCATAGGCACTAGGCCATTTGGTGTAGCGACTCTTTACTTTATTATAGCATGCATCACGCTTCGCTGCTTTCTTTTTAGCCATTTCTTTTTCTCCTTTTCCAGAATAATAATAGTGGTAACGCCCACACACCCTTGGATTCAGCCACGATAATCATCTCTGGCTCAGGCTGAGGAATAATAGGGGGGAGAGGGATATATTCATCAAGCGGTTCAAGTATAATTTCTCTTTCATCAGCTTGTTCAAGAGCTAAAACCTCTTCTTTTTCTTCAAGAATAGCTTCAATTAACTCTTCCTCTTCCGCCAACTCTTCAACTAATTCTTCTATTTCAGCACGGGCAATAAAATAACCAAACCCTTCAGAGATAAAATAGTCATCATCTAACATACCCATCATGAATATTTCTTTTTCAGGAGCCTGTGTTAAGTCAGCTTCTGTTTCTAATTCTTGTAAGGGATTGGGTATACTAGCCCAGCCATCATCATATAAGCCAAACTCCATACCCTTTTTAGCATCAAAGATACTATCTTGATCTCCCTCTACCAAGGTTGCACCACCTGTTACATTGTCATCAGGCATCTCAATCTCAGGAGTAATCCAATCTAGATCAAGTGCATAGGGATCTCCCTTTGGTTTAGGAGCAGCACCTAGTGTATCTGTAAGACCTGTCACTTGTTCTACAGTCTCAGTAACCTTACTCAATACTTCGCCACCCACCACAGTACCAGTAACAGCAGCAGCCAGTGTCATCTTCTGCACCTTCTTCTCTAGACCCTGCTTAATATTAGCACAGTCTTCGTATGCAGTCTTTAACTTGCGATTGTTTTCTTCACGACAATCTTCTAACTGTTGTTTAATTCTAACAAGTTGTTCTTGTAATTCTGTATTGTCCACGCCCTTGCCCCCTCATTTAAATTACCCCGGTGGAGGTTGCATACCCTGCATAGCCTGTTGAATACCTTGTCCACCTGTTTGTTGAAGATCCATCATTGCAGCTTGTGATACACCTTGAGTCACAGCTTGGCTAGTACTCATTTGCTGCTGAGCCTGCATCATTTCACGTTGCTGTTCAGCTTTCTCAGCCTTAATATCTTCTTCAGTACGCACCCAGTTGTTAGCATCAAAGCCAAGAGCAGTAATCAAAGCACGACCATACTCTTCAAACTTAAAGGTTTGCATGGCTTCTTGTGGTAAGTTACGCATCATCTCACCCATTTGCATAAGTTTCATAAGATCTGTATCACGGCTAAGTGCTTGCAGTCCAGTAATGATTTCTACTTTCAATGTACCATCTTCAAAGAACTGGTCTTGTAATCGTTGATCAATCTCTCCCTCTTCTAACATTAAGAAGACAGCCCGCTCTACAATGGGAACAAACAACTCCCGTGCAATAGAACTAAATGCTCCACCCAATACAGTCTCAAGCTCTTGTCCAATCCTACGCACAGCAGTAGCAGTAACTCTGTCGCCACTAGGAATAGCAGCTGAGTCAAGTAAGAATGCTTGACCAACTTCTCTACGCATAGTTTCTACAGCTTGGAATGTAGCTTGAATTTGTGGATTCAATGTCTGTGCTGGAGACAAAGCAATAACATCTTGTTGTCTAGCAGATACCCAAGAACCATTAGCTTGACCCGCAAGGTCATCAATCTCGGTAATACCTGCAGGATCTACGCCCATCCAGAATGTAGAAGCAGCAGCCATACCTTCTTGCGAAGCTTCAGTAAATGCTTCTAAGGATTGGATATCACCTGCGATATCTTCGCAATGGGATCTTCCATAATTTTCACCAGCAACAGAAGTCCAACGCAAAGGGATAATAGGAAACACTTTGTACGAACCAGTTTCAATGATCTTCTCGTCTTGCTCACGTTCGACAAACCACTCATTACCATCTTCCTCCTTAGTTAATCTAGTATATACAACATCATAACCTTCAGAGGCATAGTCAGCACTATATTGAGATCTAAAGTTATCTTCAATAGCTTCATCATTACTGCGTGCTACAAATTCAAGATAGATAATCTCTTTAGGTTCTCCGTTTACTTCCCTTCTCATCACGAAATGATCAAATCGAATAACTCTAAAACTAAAATCATCTTCCATAATAACAATAGAATCGCCAACAACAATAAGATGTTGCAAAGCTTGGAAGATAATTTCTCTAAGATTTTTAGAATTAATCTTACGATAAACCTGAGAACTCATAGCCTCAAGATAGCTGTTAACTTCAGGATCAGGCTCTGTGCCCGGTCTTAAACTGAACTTAAAGAATGGTGTATCATTAACAGGAAGCATAGCAGAGAGCATTCTAGATGCCATACCAACCACACCACGAGCAGGAATAGAACTAAAGGGTTGAGGTAACTGTTCCTCATTAGTCCAGCCAGCAGGTGGTAAGACAGAAGGAACAGTTAAGGATGCTACATATCTAGACCGCTCCAGTTTTCGGATACGTCTACTATCTAACTCACGAAACCGTTCTTTAATACTCATGATGGCCTATCACCTTCTCCGAGTTTATTGATCTGTACCCCCGGTCGTTCTGAAAAGAAGCCCATAACATTATCCATAGTATTGGTTTGAGCAACCTGTTCTTGAATAGCTTCTTCTTCCTTCTCTTCAATCTCTTCTTTCTCCGCCTGCATAGCTGCGTATTGTTCTTCACGAGCGGCACGTTCTAAAGATAATCTAAGTTTTTCTTCTTCTAATCTAGCGTTACGAGCAGACTCTGCCTCTTGTTTTCGGTACTGTCTTTCTCTTTCTAAATTAGCCTGTGTCTGTGCCTGCATGGCAGACGGATCATAGCTTGCTCCCATACCCATTCTTACATCCTCCTTGGCACACGCAGCATGCCTAATGATTGTTTACGAGGTCTATAAGACTCTCTTGATTCTGTTAACATTTGTTCAGCAAGTCTATCCGCAGCAGCTTGCCGTGATTTAATATCAAAGTCAGCTCGATCAGCTTCCGTTTGTCCCTGTCTATATTGGGCTACAACTCCACCCATCATAAACTGTCTACGTCTTTCTTGAGATGCCATAAACTGTTCATTAAATTTTTTAGAAAGACCAGATCTAAACTTAGCAAAGGCAGCATCTCTTCTTGCCTGTCTTCTTGCTCTTCTTCTTTTACTTCTACCAAACAATAAGCTAGTAGTTTTTCCTCTATTAGTAAAAATCACATTGGCCTCCTTTGTGGAATCATTACAGCACCGCCCTTACGAGCCTGTTGCATAGACACTCCACCCTTGCTACCAACATACTCTTGGCTTTTTGCCTTCATTCTACGACGCTCTGCTACCATCCCAGCTTCTTCTTCAGTAGGTTTAGTAGCTTCAGCAACCGCCTTGTCAAATTCTCGCTGAAGTCTAGCATCGGCTTCCTCCCTTTTCATTTCTCGTTCAGTATCTATAGTCTGTTGATATAATTGACTGGATTCATCAACATATGCCATTACATATCTATGTAATTCGTTTTCATTACTAAAAACTTTCATATCTTTAATACCATATTCGCCGGGATCTTTATCCATATCAGCAAATAGTTTTTTAATTTCTCTATCAGAGAAGCCTCTGTTTTGTAAACCTTTTACAGTTTTACCTACCTTAGGTGAGAAGAAACTAGCAAGATTAAAACCTGCTTTTTTCTCACCTTTAACTTCTCCATACAACGCCTTAGAAAATTTACCGCTACCGTACCCACCTTCTTGCATTGCAGCTTGTCTTTCTGCCAGTTCTCTTGCTCGTCTTTCATATTCAGTTTCTCTATGCCATGGTTGATGAGTCATTATCGGCCCCCTTTCTCTTGCTGTTTAATAATTGTTTCTAATTTTCTAATAATGTCTCGTTGACCGCCACGAAAAGCCCACTCTTCACGAGTCACTTTCTCCTGATACTCCAGTGGAGGGTACATTTCGTTTAGCAGTTTTGGTACGAGGTTGTCGATTCTTGGAAAGCTCTTTGACTTCATTTTCTAACTCCTCAATCTTGTCAAGCATGTGTCCTAAAACAATAGATAATTCAGCCGGTGTTAATGCCACGGCTTTTTGAGCTTTGTTGAGGATTGTTTCTTTTACATACGGCATGAATATTCTCCTGACCCTGACAACAGGGCTCTATATTTACTTTGCACCACGAACATTGAGTATGTCCATGAACATAAACTCCTGTAGTCATACGACCACAGGAGTTACATCTTGTTAATTTTTCAAAATACATTAGGAACAACCACTAGTTGATCCACAATTCGTACACACAGTACACACGCCAGCTTGAACCATATTATTTGAACCACAATTAGAACATTTGGAATGCATTCTTATCTCCTTTATACCCAAAGTTCCATAAGTTGATGAGCTGACCGGACTTATCGTATTCTCCATCACGAAGAATTCTAACACACCAAGCCATAGCCTTCCCAAATCTTATAGGATCTAATCCTGCTCGACCCTTATGTTCTGGCCTCTCTTCGACACGATACATTTCTAGGATCTCTTTTACCCAATCTTCCTTTGGAGTATTCTCTAAGAACCTTTGAGCTTTCTTTGGACCCACTTTCCATAGTCCCGGTATATTATCGGTCGTATCTCCAGTCATCCATTGCTCATAAAAAAACCTATCTGCGTCCTCTTCGGATACACAGATAGGTTTCTTTTCTTTATCAGGATTCCAGTGCCAGCCGGGGACACAACGAAGATCCTTATCAATAGTTACAGCAATAGCATTACCAGCAGATGCTTCAATACCCATAATATCATCAGCCTCAAGCTGAGGATACTTAACAATATCAAAGTCATCAACCACAATCTCGATAGCATAGTTAATACTATCAGGTTGGTTGGTGTCATCACGATGAGCCTTGTACTCTGACCAGACTCTACGCCTAAAGTTTTGTTTACGGGGACAGGACAGGGCTACAATAGGCTTGCAGCCCCGTGGTGTCCACTTCTTGACATCATGCTTGAGCCTCACAGGAAGCTCGTCAATGCCTTCTACGTCTGCCCAGAAGGATGCACGATATACTAGAATGTCTCCGTCAATTATCGCTGTCTTTGGTTTCTTCATCTTCTAATAGATCCAATAATTTTTTAATATTCTTTTTCATATTAGCAATAGAGAAAGCCTCAGTCTTGCTGACTTGATAATAAACTTCTTTGACTATCCTTTCATACGTCTTGATGCCATTATGATTTTCGATCCAATGTTCCACATCGTAATCTTGACCATTGTTCTCAACTTCATTAGCCCATTCTTCAGATTCATGATTTCTCCAATCTCCATAATGGTCCTCTAGTTCACGAGGACCGTGTGCTACAAAACAAAGATGTGCATCAATTTCTTTACACAATGCAATCTCATTTAAATAACGACAGTCATCTACAATAATAAGATGCTCCCAATGTTTCTTATCTTCTTTGATAAGACTAAACTCTTTCTCTTGATAAGATTCAAATTCTTTTTGCCATGCTTTAATCCAATGATCAGGATCAATAGCACGAGCAGTCTCGCCCATTAGTTGGCAATAAGACCTATACTCTTGAGGATTATCCTCTTTGGTATAACCTTCGGCCTTTGCTCTATCTTTGATAGGCTTCGCGAAGGGCAGAAATACTGGCCTCAGACCGTCCGCAAATGCGAGCTCTGCAATCAGATTCGCAGCGTGAGTCTTCCCAACCCTTGCTTTGCCTGAGAACATAATAGTTTTCATTCTTCAACTCCTCATAAAACTGAATAGGTTTGTGATTATATTCTACCATATATCCACTGCTTCGTAAAATCTCTTGTGAAAGAATAGTACACAGCTTGGGTTTCCAACCTAGATAGTAGCCAGTCAATCGCCACCATGCAGTTTGTAGAATACTACCTTGATAACCAGTAACTAGTTTGTTCAATGTGCTATAGGTAAGATTAGTTTCACCAAACACATGGCTGTATACAGGTGGTTCATACAATTTATTAAATGTATCTCTATCACATACCCTAGCTGGGAACTTATCGCTTGTCACTACAGTATATTTATTACCACCAAATTCTAATACAAGATTGCAATGGCTAATTTTATACGGTGTTTTTCTAAACAAAGGCTTAGTTGTAAGCCATACCAGATTAGCCACTGGATCATCTTTGAATTCATAAAAGTCTACACTAATCAGTGACATTCTGACCAGTCCTTTCCGATTTGATACTCACCATCAATGGGCATCTTACAATCTAACTTCTCGCCCGCCTCAAGTAGAGCCTGTACGCCAAGCTTGCCTACCTCTTCTGCAATATCTTCTGGACATTCAAGCTGCCATTCGTCATGGACTGTAGCCATAAACTTAACAGGCATGTCTTTGATCTTGCGTTCAAGAAGAACTTGTGCCACCTTCATAACAATAGCACCATCACCTTGCAGTTGCACGTTAAGTGCAGCATGTTGTGATCGACACGGTACAAGTCTACCATCAAGCAGTTTAACTTTACCAGTACGATCTACATGTGCCTTGACATCATCAATAACTTTTTTCAAAGCTGGCAAGCGAGTCAAGAACTTTTTCTTAAGAGCGGCACCAGCATTAGCATTCTTGCCAATGATCTTGCCAATCTTTTCATTACCTGCACCATACAAGAAACCATAGAAGAAAGTCTTAGCATCGTTTCTTGTGGGTAGTCCAGCAGCATGTTGATTCTCAGAGTGAATGTCTCCCTCCAAGATAATCTTAGCATACGCTCCCTGATCATACTTAGCCATACGGGATGCAAGCATGCGTGCTTCAAGACCACTAGCATCAATACCGACTTGTACATTACCAGCGGAAGGTTTGAACAATGCTCGTGCTCTCTTGTCTCCTGACACTTGTTGCAGGTTGGGTTGCGATGCAGTCATACGACCAGTCACCGTACCCTGTGGGTTTACCATGCCGTGAATCTTACCATCACGGCTATGGTAAGCCCGTTTAATCCAGTCAGATACTTGACCTTGTAGTTTGATAGTATCAAAATACTTAATCAATACCTTAGCCTCTGGATACTTGAGTTCTCTAAGCACAGCTTCGTCAACCTTTGGATTACCCTTGTCGGTCAGTGGGGGTACCCAACCATACTTGGCACTAAGCCGCTCCGCAATTTGTTTGCGGGAACCCGGGTTGAAGACTGTTACCTTATCCTTGAGTCGCCGTCCTGTTTTCTCGGACCAGCGTTCTTCAGTGATAGGTGGAAATGATTGTCTCATTTCATCCTCAATAGAAATCTTATTGTACTGCAACTCTTCTTCCAAATCGTATGCAGCATCAATGTCAAAGCAAAAGCCATTAGCAATTTGATTAGCAATAATTCTTGTAACTTGTTGCTCAAGCCAAACAGATTTGGGATTTGCACTAATAAACTCCTGTTGTGCCTCCCAGATTTTGTGAGACACTTCTACGTCTTGAATACAATACTCTAACATCTCGTCCGAGTATTCTTCCCATCCTCCTTGATAGTCCTGCTTGTGACAACCAAGGTGTTTTCCCCAACACTCAAGCGAGTTACCACCCAAAGGATGATCACCCCGCTCAGGGTACATCATTCGGGAGATAATGAGAGTATCTTGTTGCTTAGTGAGAATAGGACCGTAGAACCTTTCGAGCACAGGAATGTCATATATCGTAATATTATGGCCAATAAGACAGCTGGCATTGCGCAACACATCAACACCAGATCTAATATCCATACCAGTATAAGTTTTAATTTCATTTGTGTCTACGTCCTTGATAACAAGGCAGTGAACCTGAGTTACCTCAGGTATCACATCGCCTTTTGAATTTAAGTTAATTTCATTTAAGCCGTTGGCCTCAATGTCTAGTACGAGTCGGTTCATAAGACTCTTCCTCCTGTTAGTTAAACGATACGTTGCCTGCATCAGATTCCTGATACTCGACTTCCTCCAGTCTACCGCAGTTGTGGTTGTAGTAGAGAGCTGAAGCTACACCGCACTTACCAGTTAGACGGTTCTTCAGAACACGAACTGTAGTTGTATTCTTAACCACCTCGTCTGGGTCTTGTCGGTTACGCTCCAATGCGATAACAGTATTAGGCACAGAAGCAAGAGAGCCTGAGCCTCTAAGATCCTGCATGGTAATACGCTCGCCTTCTTCAAAGGCTTTTCCATTCTTGACAAGCTGAGATACGATGTGAATGTGTACGCCAGTGCGTGACACAAGTGATCGCAACTCTTTCATAAGACTGTCAATCAACAGTCGCTCGTTGTCATTCATAGACCCAAGCATACCTGTGGCAGCAGCAGTAATGTGATCAAGCACGATAACTTCTACACCCAAGGATACAGCCATGAACTCCAAGCGTTGCACAAGATTCTCTACACCGTTGTTACCAAGGTGGTCATAGATGTAGAAGCCAGTCTTGCTAAGTTTACCCAAGGCATCATGATACTCTGCATCATTGAATGTGTCAATCTCATTTGTTGACAAAACACTTTGACCTTCTTCTTCCATCAACTTGTGCATCAATCGTTCTGCACGAATAGATCGAACAGGTTTATTAGAATTATTAGAGATAATATCTTCGATAGTTTCTTTGGGTGATTCTTCTAGCATGATAGCACCGCACTTGCGTCCTCGTTTGAGATGATCCCAAATGATTTCACGAATGATGGTAGACTTACCTGAGCCAGTACCCGATGTCCAGAGAGTAATCTCTCCTGATCGTTGACCAATCAAGAACTTGTTCATGTTACCCCAAGGGTAAGAGAATACACTCTGTTCTGTATCTTCATTAAGATTAATATTAGAGATGTGCAAGATCTCGTCTGGGCTGTAGTGCTGTGCATTCCACATAGCATTCATCACCTCTTTGCCTTTGCCTGCTAGCAAACAATCATTAGGATCGTTGAACGGCAGGTTAGCAATCTTGCATTTACCCGGAGGCAATGCCTCGGCAACCTTCTTGGCTGCATCTCGTCCCGGTTCATCTTCATCAAACATCAAGATAACTTCGTCGTATGAGTTAACAAACTCTAAGTTATCTTTGATAGACTTCAATGCACCTTGTGCTCCCGTTGGTAGTGAGACTACAGGCCAGCCACCATTAAGTTGGTAGACAGTCATCGCATCGACTTCACCCTCGGTAATGACAAGTTTCTTGCCACCCTTGGATTGCCACAGCCATTGTCCATACAGCGGGAGTTTGTGAGCTTTGCCCACCCATTTGAATTGCTTATCAGGACCACGCAACTTCTGAGCAACAAGCTCTCCGTCACTGTAGTAGTTAGCAATTTCTACTTCTTGCCCATTCATGTTAGAAGATTGATAGTCAAACTTTCTAGTAGCATCTTGATTGATACCACGATGAGAAAGAACTTGACAGGTACCTTTGTATGGTTTCCAATCTTCATCATAAACAGGTTCTGGTTTCATATCATTCATGGGTTTATCTCCTTCCCAATATCCACATGCGAAACAATACTTGTGACCATCATCATAGACCGCAAGGTTGTCTCCTTTTGTATCACGACCCTGCCCCCTACATTGAGGACAGGGTTCGTGATGAGTACAAACACTCATACTTATTCCTTTCTATTTCTCCTACCAAAACCGGCAAGCCCAAGCATAGCAAGAGCACCGGGGGCAGGAATAGCATTCCCTGCAAACTGAGTACCAATGGTGGTGAAAAAATCATAGGAACCCTCTTCTGCATTGAAGAGAACTGCCTGTTGATATTCCCACCCGTAAGCCTCATCAGTAACATAGCTGTAGCTAACGGTTTCACCGGGGTTTACTTCCACATTCCAAGTGATCGTGTCATCAATAACAAGATCAAAGATGGCAATGTCAGACGTTGCATCATTAGAGAACGTGTAAACAAACAGCTCTGAGTTTGCTTCTTCATCTAAGAAGTAAGAAGCGACAAAGCTACCCGTCCATTGATAATCTTCTGACACATCACCCACATAGGTCTGCTCAGTATAGTCTGGTCCCGCAAGACCAGCCAACAATAATTCTAATAACATATGTTATCTCCTAAAATAAATGTGCCACCCGACCGACTGGGTGA